TGAAAGAATAAATAAAAAGTACGTTACAAACGACGGTAGACAATTATTACAAGATTAAATTATGTTAGAGAAAAAATTATTAGAAGAATTGAATCGTTACAAAGCCATCAATAAGTATGGTTCTAAAATGATTATGGAACAAGAGGTTCCACCAGCACCTGAGGCGGTACCTACAGACGTACCACCAGCTCCTGAAGCTGTACCTACAGATGTTCCGCCAGTTGACGCACCTTTGGATGTTCCACCTGCTGCGGACGATATGTCTATGGATTCTATGGACTCAACTGAAGAAATTGATATTACAGATTTAGTTAATATGACTAAAAATATCAAAAATGATTTAGATAATAACAAACAAGACAATAGTATGGTTATCGGTAAAATGGATGATGTGTTTACTAAGCTAACCGATTTAGAACAAAAGTTAGCTCAAATGGATGTTGTTATGTCTAAAATTGATGAGTTAGGAAGTAAGGTTGAAATGATGAAACCAGAAACTCCACAAGAAAAATTGGAAATGCGTTCATTAGACTCTTATCCATTTAATCAAAAACCACAAGAGTTCTTTGCACAGAAACAAGGTGAAATGCAAGCAACTGGCAAAAACGAATATGTATTAACCAAAGACGATGTTCAAAACTATTCTCAAGACGAGGTAAAGACATCATTTAACCCGAACGCACAAGAAGATGAATTTAAGTACTAATATTAATTTTTTATTAGGTCTACAGGTACAAATGAAAATTAACCATTGGCAAACCAAGGGTTATGCAAGACATCAAGCATTTGGTGGTTTCTATGATACTTTAGGAGATTTAATAGATACTTTCGTTGAATCTGCAATGGGAAAATATGGTAGATTTGTTTTGGAAGATGAAAATAAAACTTTACAATTGAATAACTTATCTGAGTTAGATATGAAAGGTTTAATTGTTACTGTTAGAAAGGCATTTGTAGAAATGGACATAGATAGTACTGATACAGATTTATTAAATATTCGTGACGAAATGTTAGCTGAACTTAATAAATTATCGTATCTTTTAACATTAGAATAACAAATAAAAATTTTTAAAAATACTTTAACCCAGATTTCCAAGTCTGGGTTTTTTTATGTATATTATTACTATAAATGATTTTTTAATTTAAATTTTAATTCTATGAGTACATTTGATGCAGTACTTGCACAGTACGAGAAAAACAAAAACGCCACAGGTGGCAACAACAACAAAGTATCCCAAGAGGATAGAATGAAGAAGTATTTCACAACATTACTTCCAAAAGGTTCTAAAGGAGAAGAAAGACGTATTCGTATTCTTCCAACAAAAGATGGTTCATCTCCGTTTGTTGAGGTGAAATTTCACGAAGTTCAAGTGGATGGTAAATGGACAAAATTATACGACCCTTCACAAGAAGGTAAACGTTCTCCATTAAATGAAGTTCACGATGCTTTGATGGCAACGGGAGTTGAGTCTGATAGAGAAACCGCTCGTACATATCGTTCACGTAAGTTCTACATTGTTAAAGTAATTGACCGTGACCACGAACAAGACGGACCTAAGTTTTGGAGATTTAAACACAACGCTAAAGGTGATGGTGTTATTGACAAAATTTTCCCAATCTTCCGTAACAAAGGTGATATTACAGACCCTGAAAAAGGACGTGATTTAATTTTATCTTTAACATTAACTAAAGCGGGAACTGGTAAAGAGTATACTGTTATTAATTCAGTTCTTAACGAAGACCCAGCTCCATTACACGAAGACAGTAATGTTGCTAAAACTTGGTTAGAAGATGAGTTAACATGGGCAGATGTGTATTCTAAAAAGGGTGAAGATTATTTAGAGATGGTTGCAAGAGGTGAAGTTCCACGTTGGGATAATGATTCTAAGAAGTGGGTTTCTAATTTGACAACTGAAGAAACAATCGGTGGTACAGCGTCAAAATCAACTACTCCTGTGGTTGACCCACAAGAAGAAGACGATGTTGATGGAGATCTTCCATTTTAGTAAACAAATTAACGGAGGGGTGGAGATAACGTCAGAAACCCCATTTTTAAAAACAAATTATGGCAGGCATTAAAAAAACAGATTTTTCGGCAATCAAGAAGAAATTCTCAAAAGAGGCCGAATACAAACCAGACCGTTTCTTTGATTTAGGAGATGCTTTCTTAGATGCGACAGGAATTCCTGGTCCTGCAATGGGACACATCAATATGTTATTAGGACATAGTGATACAGGTAAAACTACCGCACTTGTAAAGTCGGCGGTAGATGCACAAAAGAAAGGTATTGTTCCTGTTTTTATTATCACAGAACAAAAATGGAGTTGGGACCACGCTGAATTAATGGGTTTTAATAAAGATGGAGATTACCTTTTTAATAGTGATTTTGAGTATATTGAACAAATTACAGAATATATAAATGAACTATTAGATGCACAAGAAAAAGGAGAATTACCTCACGATTTATTAATCTTATGGGATTCAGTTGGTTCAGTTCCATGTAAAATGACTTACGATGGTAAAGGTGGTAAACAACACAATGCGTCGGTTTTAGCGGACAAAATTGGAATGGGTATCAACCAACGTATTTCTGGTTCAAGAAGAACAGATAAGTCCTACACGAACACTCTAATCATTGTTAATCAACCTTGGGTAGAGTTACCTGATAATCCTTTCGGACAACCAAAGATTAAAGCAAAAGGTGGAGAAGCAATTTGGTTAAATTCAAGTATCGTATTCTTATTTGGTAATCAAAAAGGTGCTGGAACAACTAAAATCTCAATCACTAAAGATAAGAGAAAAGTTAAAATTGCAACAAGAACAAAAATCTCAATTATGAAAAACCACATCAATGGTTTAGGATATGAGGATGGACGTATCTTAGTTACATCACACGGATTTATGGCTGGAAGAGAGGAAGGTGAAGAAAAGAAATCTCTTGAAGAGTACAAAAAAGAGTGTGGTGATTACATCAGTAAGATGTTAGGTGTTAATGTTACAGACATCGCAGACGTAGAAGTTGTAACAGAAGAGAGTGATCTATAAATTTTATTAATGTCCGTTTTATTAGTTGATGGAGACAATTTACTTACGATTGGTTTTTATGGTGTCAAAAATGCATTTCATAAAGGCACCCATATTGGAGGGATTTATCATTTCCTTAATACTCTTCGTAGAGCGTTTGAGCAGTACCAACTTGACAAGATTGTTGTTTTTTGGGATGGTTTGGACGGGTCTCAAAATCGTAGGAAGATTTATGTCCACTACAAAGAAAATAGACGTTCAAGATTACGTTCAGAAGAAGAAATAAATTCATATCAATATCAAAGAGATAGAATCAAACAATATCTTGAGGAATTATATGTAAGACAAGGTGAATTTGAGTATTGTGAGACCGATGATTGTATCGCTTACTATACTCAAAACTCACCAAATGAAAATATCATTGTCTATTCATCTGACGGAGATTTAACTCAACTTATTTCAGAAAATACACAAATTTACAATCCATCTCACGGAAAGTTATACAAACAAAATGATACGATAGTTTACGACCACGAAGAAATCTTAATTGAAAATGTTAAATTGGTTAAGATGATGTGTGGTGATTCATCAGACAATATTGCGGGAATTAAAGGAATGGGACTTAAAAGATTTTTATCTATTTTTCCCGAACTTAAAACCGAACAAATTTCAGTTCAACAAGTTAAAGAAAGGGGTGAACTCCTTTTTGAACAAGATAAACACAACAAATTAATCGCCAATTTACTTACAGGTGTTACAAAACATGGTGTATTAGGTGAGGAATTTTTTGACGTGAACAATCGTATCGTAAGTTTGGATGAACCGTATTTAACGGATGACGCTAAGGAAGTTATTAACCTCCTAATTAGTGAGAATTTAGATCAAGAAGGTAGGTCATACAAAAATGCAATGAAAATGATGACCGAAGATGGAATTTTTAACATCTTACCAAAATCGGACGACGCATGGATAAATTTTTTAAATCCATTTTTAAGATTAACAAGGAAAGAAAAAAATAAAATAAAAACAAGAACTATTAAAATTAAACCAAATGAGTAGAGATTACCAAAATCAAGACAACATGACAAAATTTGAATTTTTGTTGTCATTAGAGGGTCACATTGTATGTCAAAGATTCTTCAATGTTAGAGACCATTACAAACAATCAAGAAGTTCTATGGACCTTCATTATTATGTAAAAAATATTTGTGAACAATTTCAAGAAGATTTGAAAATAAAAAGTTCCAATTTTCTATGTGAAAATCTCAACTATATCCTCAATTCAGAGAATGTGGAAGACAAGGCAGACCAAGAAAAAGAACATTTTTTGTTGGAAATTAAGCTAGGTGACGATGTATTTATTTCAAGAATATTTCCAGCGTACACCTACCATCCAAAGGCAAGGTATACTGTTGATATTCGTCCAAGACTGAAGACAATTTTGTCAGACTTAACTGACATTTTATCTTCTGACGAGTTAGAAACGGTTTATTTAGAACACGATTTGACTTACAAATTTTAGAAAAAATATATATAAATAATTTATGGAAGAAAGGAATTTTGGTTACTTAGGATTTACATTTCAACAATCCCTTATAAAGGCGATTATTGAAGATAAAAAATATGGTGAGACTATAATTGATGTTATTGAAAGCAAATTTTTTGATAACAATTCATTTAAGTTTATCATGGAGAATATGAAAGAATTGTACAAATCGTACAACAAAATTCCCGATTACAATACTTTGGCACAGAAAATAATGGCTGAAGGGTCTGGTAGTCAAACTTCTAAAATACACACGGATACTTTGGAGGCGATTAAAGATAATGAACAACAAATTGAATATGTAAAAGACACCGCATTAAATTTCTGTAGACAACAAAATTTAAAAAAGGAACTTAAGAACGTACAAAACATTATTGATAACGGTGAATTTGAAGCTTACAATAAAATTGAACAAATTATTCAAAAGGCGTTACAAGTAGGTATTTCTAATGACGAGACTACCGATGTGTTTCACGGAATGGATGAAGCGTTAGAACAAGATTTTAGACATCCATTACCAACTGGTATTGTGGGTATTGACAACCTACTTAAAGGTGGGTTAGGAATTGGTGAATTAGGTGTAGTATTAGCACCAACGGGCACAGGTAAAACAACGTTACTTACAAAATTTGCAAACACAGCATTTAACTTAGGTTACAATGTTGTTCAAATTTTCTTTGAAGATAATCCAGGTAATATTAAGAGAAAACATTATACCATTTGGTCTGATATTGCTCCTGATGAACAACCTGAATTTAAAGAAGAGGTGATGAAGAAAGTCACTGAAGCACAAACACGTTCAAAAGGTAGTTTAAAACTTTTAAAACTTGCAAGTGATAATGTTACTGTTTCTGAAATAAAGAACAAATTAAGAAAATTGAATTCTGAAAATGAAAACAAAGTTGATTTGTTAATTATTGATTATGTTGATTGTATTTCATCAGATAAATCAACTAATGGTGAAGAATGGAAAGGTGAAGGTTCTGTGATGAGAAGTTTAGAATCAATGACTGGTGAGTTTAATATGGCAATATGGACAGCAACACAAGGTAATCGTGAATCAATTTCATCTGAAGTTGTAACGGGAGACCAAATGGGTGGATCTATCAAAAAGGCACAAATTGCTCACGTTATATTATCTATTGGTAAAACATTAGAACAAAAAGAACACAACTTGGCAACATTAACGTTACTTAAATCTCGTATTGGTAAAGACGGTGTTGTATTTCAAAATTGTAAATTTAATAACGAGTATTTGTTGATTGATACAGAATCACAAAACACACTTCTTGGTCACGAACAAGATGAAGTACAAAAAAGAGCAAATAGAACCGCGGAGGTTTATAGAAAGGCTCAAGAGAAGAAGACACTAATAAAATAAAAAAAAATAAAACAGGAAACTTAAAATGCAGAAAGGTAAAAAGTTTCTGAGTGATCTTAAATTGCACTCAGATTATTTCAAATGGAAAGAGGATGAAAAGAGGTACGAAACATGGGAAGACGCATGTGAGAACATAATTGACGGACACAGAAAAAAATATGTAAAATATGCTGACGCAATTGAACCGTATTTACAATCTGCTGTTGAGAGTATGAAGGACCAAGCTGTATTGGCATCTCAAAGAAATTTACAATACAGACACGAACAAATTATGAAACATAATACGAGAATGTTCAACTGTACATCAGGACACATTGCACGTAATAGAGTTTTCCAAGAGATTTTCTATTTGGCATTATCTGGTTGTGGATTTGGTGGAGGATTATTAATTCCTTTCGTTAATAATTTAAGTAAGATACAAAAGAGAACGTTGGGAACTAAGACATTCTATATTGAAGATTCAATTGAAGGATGGGCAAATTCATTAGGTGTTTTATTATCATCGTATTTTGTTGACGACCAACCATTCCCTGAATATGCCGGTTATGAAGTTAAATTTGATTACTCTTTGATTAGAGAAAAGGGAGCATTTATTAGTGGAGGTTTCAAAGCACCTGGTCCCGAAGGTTTAAAACAATCTTTGGAAAAAATTGAAACATTAATTGAAAAATGGATTGTAGCTGAAGGTGAAAAAATCAGACCTATTTTAGCGTTTGATATTATTTGTCACTCAGCGGATGCGGTATTATCAGGAGGTGTTAGACGTTCAGCGTTGAATATGATTGTTGACCCTAATGATAATGAGATGATTCATGCTAAGACAGGTAATTGGAGAATGGAAAATCCACAAAGAGGTCGTAGTAACAACTCAGTATTATTATTAAGAAGTGAAGTAGAAAAAGAACAATTCAATTACTTAGTCCAATTAAACGACGGAGCAAATGATATTGGTTTCGTATTTGCTAATAGTTGGTTTGATATGTTTAACCCTTGTTTTGAAATTTTAAAAATTCCTGTATTAGATACAATTGATT